TAGCATGAGCCGCGAGCCGTGAACATTGCGCAAAGTGTCGCACCCATGGTGAGTGCGTGTGGGCGGGCCCCACCCAAAAAAAGCGGCTTAAAAAAAATGGCGGATGGGCCGTGAGCCACTGTCCGCCATTCTCGATAAGATTACAATGCTTACCGCATTAACAACATAATATTTAAGTCCAGAAGTTATGGACTCGCTTATCGGCTAGAGTTCTATGGTCTAGCTTTCCCCCGCGTTAGCGGATAAAGGATAAGCACAGTATTTTAGCTGTCACTCTCGCGACAACAGGATTGCTGTATCACCTAATCAAAAACCAGAGTACCACCATGACAGGCATCTCGTACTTTTTACCCTACTGGACTGGTTCCTGATCCCAGATCCCTTGCGTGCCGTGCACTTAACATCTGAGATTTTTCATATTGATCAATATTACTTTATCTCAGCATAATCTTATCTGCTCCACAAGGGATCAGGGATCAGGCGCAGAGCAAATTAATAACCGGTGTTTCTCTGCGCTAACCCTGAGTAGTTGACAAGTTTAACGACCGGAAACTACTCGAACGAGGTCATATGGTATCTAGAGGTAGTTTAACTTAACTTAGTACTCATAAACTCAATTTAACATAATCAATAATTAGATCAATGCGCAGATTGTCGCACCATGGTAAGTGCATGTGGGCGGGCCCCACCCAAAAAAATAAAAAATAACCAGGGCCCTTGCGGGCCCTGGCTTAAGATTTAGACTTCAGCTCTTGGAAGAGTTTGGAAGTCTTCACAATCCATATCTAAGATGCCTCTAGCACCACCTTCATTAAACAAGATTTGACATCTTTGTTCAAAGTCGTTGTGTAGTATATTAAGAACAACTGGAAAAACTTTTGTCTTATCCAAGCTATTCATAATCATGTCAGATATGGATCTATTTTTTTTCAACCTTTTAGCTTTATTGTTAAGCTTCTTTAAAAGGTAAAAGTCCATATATTTATATGATTTACTCATAATACCCTTATACCATGTTTCACGTGAAACATAAATATGACATAACGTCGCACCTAGAGTAGAGCATGTGGGCGGGCCCCACCCATTTAAAAAAAATAAAACTGCGACAATTTGTCAAATAGTATTTTGAATTAATTAATTTATTGTGAGCTTATAACTTAACAACACGGAGGAAAAAGTTATGACAAAAACAATGACAAAATATCAATTAGATCATTTTGAAAGAAAAGTAAGAAGACAATTTGATCCATTGATTGAAGACCAAGAACTGTTGGTAAAACAGTTTAAAGCAAAAGCGACTGATGTTGCTGTTGCCAAGTTATCTAAAAAAATTGGTGCTGATAAAATCATCAATAAATTTAGACAAGCTGAAAAAATGTTAGAAGATGCTAGGGCAACGGCCTTAACATTCTTTGAACAGAAAAAACCAAAAGATGAAGACCTTAACTATTCTTTTAGAAATAAAGGCAATAGTTATAGAGATGAGAAGTTGTCTTTATCTGATTGTGAACAACAATTAAGAGACTGGGCTTCAAATCAAGCTGAAAAAGAAATAGAACGAAGACCAGAAGGCGCAAGGTTAAGACAGTTAAGAGAGCTAAAAGAAAAAGCGATTGATACTGTTATGGAAAGTGGAACACCAGACAGCTTGGCTATTGCTTTGGATAAAGTAAGTCAAAAAATAGGGTTAAGGTGGGACACTGATTTAGTGGCTTTACCTAATGTAAAAAAAGAAAACTAAACACTTGACAGGTTATGGGATATTATGTTAATAATGTCCCATAACAGAAAGGAATAAAATGGCATATATAGTAATAAAACATACAAACTACGAGAACATCACACCTAGTGTGAGCATTGAGGATAATGAAGTTTATGATCTTGAGACAGCACAAGCTGTTAAAAAAGTTTGTGAACTAAAAAACACAAACAAAGATACTACATTCCATTTATTAAATGTAGCTTATTCTACATTGAGTGAACCGAAAGTAATTAAAAAAGATGAGAACTTTAATTACAATCAATTAGAACTACCATTCCCCGAGGTTGCTCAATAATGGGTGTTGCTGTTGATTTAAAGAAAAAAGAGTTTATTGGTCAGGGCTTCTCTAAAAAGGAAGCCCGAACCAAGGCACATGAGTGGTGCGAACAAACGAACACTTGTCGTGGGTGTAGTCAAGTCGTGCGATTAGATTGGTGGTCATGGAAGCAAGGCTACTGTAAGGATTGCATAGACTAGTCAATATGTCATAACGTCGCACTACTAGATGTAGTGGTGCGACAAAGTGTCGCAGGTCATGGGGAGTGCATGTGGGCGGGTCCCACCCATAGAGGTACCAGACCAAAGTCAAAAGTCGAACTTTTTAAGAGGGGGGAGGGGTAGATTTCTAAAATATGGTACCTAATATATATCCTATAGTGTTTGATTTACAGATAGATTCCTGCTAAATACTTTTTGGTACCATAATTAAATATTATGCTTAGTTTAGATAAAATAAATGCAATTACAGATCCGAAAGTTAGAAGACAATTAAAATTAGATATTTTAACTAGAGTAAAAAAATCTACTCAAGAAAAATATAGAACTGATTTTTTATCTTTTGTAAAATACACTTGGCCAGAATTTATTGAAGGGTACCATCATAAAAAAATTTCAGATGCATTTAATAGAATTAGAACAGGTGAATGTAAAAGATTAATTATTAACATGCCACCTAGGCATACTAAATCTGAATTTGCATCTTATTTTTTACCTGCATGGATGATTGGCAACAGACCAAATTTAAAAATTATTCAAGCAACTCACACAGCAGAACTTGCAATTCGTTTTGGTAGAAAAGCTAAAACATTAATTGACTCACAAGAATATCAAGACTTATTTAAAACAAGACTCAGAGAAGATTCAAAAGCTGCAGGACGTTGGGAAACAAATGGTGGTGGAGAATATTTTGCAGTCGGTGTCCAAGGTGCGGTGACCGGGAGGGGTGCTGACTTACTCATCATTGACGATCCACATTCTGAGCAAGATGTTAATTCACCTACAGCATTTGATAATGCATATGAATGGTATACATCAGGACCAAGACAACGTTTACAACCAGGTGGAGCTATTGTGGTTGTAATGACAAGATGGTCAACAAAAGATTTAACAGCACAACTTGTAAATTCTGGAGCAAAAGAAGAGAAAGCAGATCAATGGGAAGTGATTGAGTTTCCTGCAATCTTACCAAACAATAAACCTGTATGGCCAGAATATTGGAAGTTAGAAGAATTAGAAAAAGTAAAAGCATCAGCTGGTATTGCAAAATGGAATGCACAGTATATGCAAAACCCAACAGCTGAAGAAGGTGCATTATTAAAACGTGAGTGGTGGCAAAATTGGGATAAAGATCATATGCCTCCATTACTTCATGTCATTCAAAGTTATGATACTGCATTTTTAAAAAAAGAAACTGCCGACTATTCTGCCATTACTACTTGGGGAATCTTTGCAGAAAATGAAGGAGATCCACAACATATAATTTTATTAGATGCAATAAAACAACGTTTAGAATTTCCTGATCTAAGAAGACTTGCAAAAGAACAATATGATTATTGGCAACCTGAAACAGTTTTAGTTGAAGCAAAAGCTTCTGGTCTTCCATTGACTTATGAACTCAGACAGATGGGGATACCCGTCGTTAATTATACTCCCTCTAAAGGTAACGACAAACACAGCCGTGTAAATTCTGTAGCCCCTCTGTTTGAGTCCGGAATGGTTTGGGCTCCTAAAGACAGAGAGTTTGCTCAAGAAGTAATTGAAGAGTGTGCATCTTTTCCATATGGAGATCATGATGACTTAGTGGATAGCACTACACAAGCATTAATGCGATTTAGACAAGGGGGCTTGATTATTCATCCAGAAGACTATAAAGATGAGGAACTTCCAAGAAAAAATAAAACTTATTATTGGTAAATGACATTTGTATTTAAACACCCAAGTAAGTATAAAAAACTTACAACAACTGTACCACCAAAATCTGGGCCATTATCACAGGGCTTGAATATTGAGTATAATACTGTTAAAGATGTAAAACTGGAGAAAATTAATGGCAGAAATCGACAAAGCACTTCCAAACGAAGTTAGAAAAGAAATTGAAATAGAAGGTCCTGAAACATCGGCCGAAGAGAATATTGAATTACAAGAAGATTTACCTGATGTAGGTGAAACTGAAATTACACCTATGGAAGATGGGGGTGTAGAAATTAATTTTGAACCAGGAGCCTTCAACCAGGCTCAATCAGAAAATCACTACGACAATTTGGCAGAGTTACTTCCAGAGGAAATATTGATGCCTCTTGGTTCAGAATTATTTTCTAATTATTCAGATTACAAATCTTCAAGACAAGATTGGGAACAAGCTTACATAAAAGGTTTAGATCTTTTAGGATTTAAATACGAACAAAAATCAGAACCTTTCCAAGGTGCAAGTGGTGCAACACACCCAGTATTAGCAGAAGCGGTTACTCAATTTCAATCACTGGCTTATAAAGAATTGCTCCCGGCTCAAGGACCAGTGAGAACTCAAACTGTTGGAGCTCCATCACCTGAAAAATCTTCTCAAGCAGAACGAGTAAAAGAATTTATGAATTATCAGTTAATGGATCAAATGCCAGAATATGAAACTGAGTTTGATCAAATGTTATTTTATTTACCATTATCTGGTTCTGCGTTTAAAAAAGTTTACTACGATGAATTACTAGGAAGAGCTGTATCCAAGTTCGTTCCTGCTGATGATTTAATTGTTCCGTATGCAGCTACCTCATTAGATGATGCGGAATCAATTATTCATCGAATTAAAACTTCTGGAAATGATTTAAGAAAACAACAAGTCGCAGGTTTTTATAGAGATATAGATTTAACTGCTGGCTATAATAACGAAACAGATTTAGATAAAAAAGAACATGAATTAGAAGGAATGAAACAATCGGGAAAACAAGAAGATGTCTTTACCTTACTTGAATGTCATGTTAACTTAGACATCGAGGGTTTTGAAGATCGAGGGCCCGATGGGGAAATAACTGGTATCAAATTACCATACATTGTAACGATTGAAGAAAACTCTCGACAGATTTTATCAATCAGAAGAAATTATGAAATCGGTGACGCTTTAAGAAAAAAGATTTCATACTTTGTTCATTTTAAATTTTTACCTGGTTTAGGATTTTATGGATTTGGTTTAATCCATATGATCGGTGGATTATCAAGAACAGCAACATCAGCTTTAAGAAGTTTATTAGATGCAGGAACTTTATCAAACTTACCTGCTGGATTTAAACAAAGAGGAATCAGAATTAGAGATGATGCACAATCTATACAACCTGGTGAATTCAGAGATGTAGATGCTCCTGGCGGAAATATAAGAGATGCATTTATGACACTTCCGTTTAAAGAGCCAAGTGCAACACTTCTTCAACTTATGGGTGTCGTTGTACAAGCTGGTCAGCGTTTTGCTTCCATAGCTGACATGCAAGTAGGTGAGGGTAATCAACAAGCTGCGGTGGGAACGACAGTCGCCTTGTTAGAACGTGGATCAAGAACAATGAGTGCGATTCACAAAAGATTATATGTATCACTTAAAAATGAATTTAAATTATTAGCTAGAGTATTTAAATTATATCTACCACAAGAATATCCTTATGATGTTGTGGGTGGTCAAAGAGTAATTAAACAAGCAGACTTTGATGACAAAATAGATATTTTACCTGTAGCAGATCCAAATATATTTTCTCAAACTCAAAGAATATCTTTGGCTCAAACGGAATTACAATTAGCTCAATCAAATCCACAAATACATAATTTGTATGCAGCATATAGAAATATGTATGAAGCACTAGGTGTTAAAAATATTGATTTAATTTTAAAAAAACCTCAACCACCAATGCCTAAGGATCCATCATTAGAACATATTGATTCATTAAGTGGTATTCCATTCCAAGCGTTTAAAGGACAAGATCACAGAGCTCACATTACAGCTCATTTACATTTCATGTCTACTAATCTTGCAAAAAATACACCTGTAATAAATGGTTCATTACAAAAAAATATTTTTGAACACATTTCATTAATGGCTTTGGAACAAGTTGAAATAGAATTTTCACAAGAGATACAACAAATACAAGCTATGCAACAAAATCCAATGGCAATGCAAGATCCACAAATGCAACAAATGATGATGGATTTGAATATGAGAATAGAATCTAGAAAAGCTGTATTGATTGCAGAGATGATGGATGAATTTATTCAAGAAGAAAAGAAAATTAACGGTGATTTTGGTAATGATCCTATTGCAAAACTAAAATCAAGAGAACTTGATATTAGAGCACAAGAAAATTCTAGAAGAAAAGAGCTAGATGAAGAGAGAATTAACGTTGATAAAATGAAAGCGATGATGAATCAGATGACTGATCAACAAAAATTACAACAAAATGAAGAATTAGCTAATTTAAGAGCAGATACTTCTATTGAAAAAACTATTTTATCTGCAGAATTAAAAAATAGAGGTGGAATGTAATGAAAAAAACAGAAAAAAAGATAGCAAAAGTCATGAGAGAGTTTAAAAAAGGTAAATTACCCATTGGAAAATCTAAAAAACCTGTTAAAAGTAGAAAACAAGCAATAGCAATCGCTCTTTCTGAAGCTGGAAAGAGTAAAACTAGGAGAAAAAAATGAATAAGTTTGATAAATTAGAAAAAAAAGTTCCTATGCCTAAAGGTGGCAAAGTTAAGGCAGAATATCCTACTGGTGGAGTTGAAATTCCTACTCCAAAAGCAGGTGAAGTCATGTCTGAAAAAGTAAAGGGACAAAAAGTAATGCCAGAAAAAGTAAGAATCGCTAAGTGGTACTAATATGTGGTTCAGTGCTATTAAATTAGCCGTTCAAGCTGGCTCTCATATTTTTAAAAACCGTCAAAAGACAAAAATGTTAATGGCGGATGCACAAATGTTGCATGCAGAAAAGATGGCGAGAGGTGAAGCAGAGTATCAAGGTAAATTATTAGAAGCAAGACAATCGGACTGGAAAGACGAGTTCATTTTATTATTATTGTCGGCTCCAATTGTTATGTTAAGTTGGGCAGTATTTTCAGAAGACCCAAGTGCGATGGAAAAAATGAAATTGTTCTTCGATTATTTTTCACAACTACCTTTTTGGTATCAGACAATTTTCGTGGGCGTCATTGCGAGCGTTTACGGACTTAAAGCAACGGATTTAATTAAACGTAAATAGGAGAAAACTATGAAACCAAAAAAGAAAATTCCTGCTGGTAAAAAAGGTAAAGGAATAAGAGCTCTTAAAAAGAAAGCTCCACAAGTAGCTAAAAGAATGGGCTACAAAAAAGGAATGAGGGCTTGTGGCTAAACTTTGCGCAAAAGGAAAAGCTGCGGCTAAAAGAAAATTTAAAGTATATCCATCTGCATATGCTAATATGTATGGGTCTGCAGTTTGTTCTGGTAAAATAAAACCAGGTGGTAAGAAAAAAACTAAAAAAAGAAAATAATGGCACAAGGTGGTTTAAGAAAATGGGTAAAAGAGAAATGGGTAGACATAGGAGCTCCAAAGAAGAACGGGAAATACCAACCGTGCGGGAGATCAAAGGGAAGCAAAAGAGCTT